GCGTCAACACCATAAATTTTTGATAGTCTTTGTTTCAATTCATTAACACCATTTTGACCATCTTTAAACATTACTTTACCCTTTTCGTTGGTTTCATAATTTCTATTTTTTGCATCTTTAACCAATAAATCATCAAACACATTTTTAGCTACAATAACTGATTTTTTAGCACCTTTTAAATCTTTAACCTTTTCAGTTTCTCTTTTGTTAGCATCATCTGAGAAATTAATTGTTACATCTGGGTCTGATAAATTAACAACATCACCCATTTTAGTATAACCGTATGATTTAACGTTATAACCTTCAGCTTTTAACTGTTTTGTTATCCTAGTAGCTATTTCATAATATTCTACAGTGAAAAAGTCACCAGCATCATTCCATCTCATCTGAATTTCTTTTTTTGGGTTTTTCAATGCGAATGATTCCAATTCTCTAAGTAATAATTTTTCAAATCTGTCTGGGTAATTCAACAACAAATTTAAAATTCTAGTCTGTTTAACAAATACATCTGGAAACATCACATAACTACCTCTTCTTGCATAACAAATAAGAGCACAAGAACCAGCTCCAGGACAAGTATTAACAACATAGAACAAATTCTCATCTATATCGTAAACCAACCCTCTCAATGCTGGAATACCTATATTTACCGAAATACTATTTTCATTGCTTGATTTCTCCATTTTAGAGTTAACACTAAGAATGTCTTTTGGCATTTTAGTGATGTCAGCAATAAAACTATCTATATCAATTTCACCACTTTCATCTTGCTGAATTTTTTTAGAATGAATATAAGGTTTATCTAATGCTGTTGCCACTCTATCTGCTGGTTTAAGTTTGCAGTTACCAACAACTTTTGCTAAATATTCTTTTGTTTGGTCAATTGTCATAGGTTTTTTTGATACATCACCAAACTTACCTTCCCAATCAATTTCACTTAATATATTTTCTCTTAATAATACTTTGAGTAAATCTTTCATATCTTTTTTTATTATAAATATAATAAAAAAATAAAAAAAATAACTACTTTATATTGATTTTTTTAATCTCCTTAAACGGTATAAACCCATCTATTCTAGTTTCAACAACATCTTCATAATGTTGTAACTCTTCCAAAAAGAAATTACCCACAGTAAAATTGATAGTTAAAAAGACTTTTTTATCAGCATCCCACATTGCAACATGTTTACCCCTCCATCTATACCCATTATAATAAATACCACCCTTTAAGTCTTTTTTAGGTATCATTCGATTAATCATTTTTTTTAATTCATTAGATTCCTTTTCTTTTTGATGTTTCTTTTGTTCTTCATGTTTGATGAAACTTAATCTAACTTCATCAGCTTTTTCTACACCAATGAGTTCAACTAATCTAGTATATTGTTCTTTTTTCATAATACAAATATAATATTTTTTCAATAAAACAAAATGCACGACAAAATATCGTGCATTAAAATTTATTATGTTGGTTTTATTTAGTTACTCTACCTTTAACCCATCCTAGTTTTGCAAAAGTTTCAAGTTCTTCTTTCTTTATTTTTTTGTTAACACCTTCTTTAGTTATCCAACAAGTTCCAAATTGAGAGTTTGATGACCCACGACCTAATTTGCTCATGGTTTCGCTTAATTTTTGTTTTGTCTCTTCACTATGTTTTTTACCAGTCCAATCTAAATTAACAATCATTTTACTACGTGTATCTTCATTCTCCCAGTTTAATTTACAATTTTTAAGTAATTTTTCTCTATTTTTTTCTCTAAATTCTGGGTCGTTTTCTAATTTTTGTTTAAAGGCTAGACCTCCTTTTTGTGCTAATGTTAATCTTTCTTCTTCAGTTTTTAAAGCAAAACCAGTTTTTTTATTTTCTAACATAAATTAATTTATTAATGATTATGTTACAAATGTAAAAATTATTTTTTAAAGTACCAAATATTTTTTAAAAAAACTTTTAGTACCCCCGATGGGGTTCGAACCCATGACCCCTCCATTAAAAGTGGAGTGCTCTAACCAGCTGAGCTACGAAGGCGTGTTTTTTTCCATTGACACTCGTAACCAGCTTGGCCGAGTGCCTTATCGTTTTATCTTTCGCTTAATGTTGATAGAATTTTTCATAGTCTTTAATGTTTTTAATTTGCATATTATAATATGCGTTTATCTTATTTTTTATGTCTTTTGCATATTATAATATGCTTAGTGGGGGCGGCTGGAATTAAAATATACTTTTCCTTTCACCCAGATATTTATTATTAAATAGCTAATATGAAACCATTGTACACAGAAGAAGAATACAACAATTCAAAATCAACTAATAAATTACCTTGTGAATGTTATCAATGTGGTAATACTTTTTATAAACTTAAAAAAGAAATTACTTCACATCTTAAAGGTAACCCTAAACATTCAATAAAGTATTGTTCACTTAAATGTGTTGGTGATAGCAACAAAGTTATTAGAACTGTTAAGTGTGAAAATTGCGGAAATGAATTTGATAAACTACCATCCGAATTAAAAAGAACTAAAAATAATTTTTGTTCTCATTCATGTCATATTACTTATGTTAATAAAAATAAAACACAAGGTATTAGACGTTCCAAACTTGAGGTTTGGATAGAAGAACAATTAACTAACACCTACAAAGAACTTCATATTGATTATAACAAAACTGAAGCCATTGGTTCTGAATTAGATATTTTTATACCTTCACTTAATCTTGCAATTGAATTAAATGGAATCTTTCATTATGAACCTATATTTGGCGTAAATAAATTACAACAGATTCAAGAGAATGATATATCTAAATCAAAAGCATGTTTTGATAACCAAATTGATTTATGTATCATTGATACATCTAGTCAGAAATATTTTAAACCTAAATCTTCTCAGAAATACCTTGATATAATCACCAATATTATCAATGAACGTTTGTTAACTTCTTAGCCAGCATCATCTGTTTCCAATAACCGCTACGTGGAAGCGAGTTAACTTTGGTTATTTGGGGGCGGCTGGAATTGCACCAACGTTTTATCAAATTTACAGTTTGCGTGAATAATTTTGATTTTGCTGCAAACATTCTTTAATCTAAAAAGGCAGAATGTGATTTTATCTAACATTTCAACACCCCCATAATATGTGTCTCTCCACATCTGTCACTCCGCTTTGTATTCTGTTAACCTCACGATGGGTCCTAACGGTAAAACGGTGTCAAAAACCAGTATGAGCGAGATGTGGGACTCAAACCCACGACCCTTAGCTTGGAAGGCTAACGCTCTAATCAACTGAGCTAATCTCGCATAATTCGAAGAAAGACAGTCACGGCCACCTCTAGGTTCTTTCTTCTATTGTTAACCGAGGCAAAATGTGGCTCGACCCTAGTTAACACATATTTTATTCTGGAGCCGATGGTCAGACTCGAACTGACGATGATTTCTCTCCACGTTACAAAGGTGGTGCAATAGCCACTATGCGACATCGGCATTAACATCTGTCTTTCCAGATAGTCATCACACTATTATAAGGGTTAGTGAGCATGCCCCTTTAATTCAAGTGTTGGAGGGGAGGGATTCGAACCCCCGTACCCTTACGGGAACTGATTTACAGTCAGTCGCCTTTAACCACTCGGCCACCCTCCAATTTAACAAGATAGCTTTTCTTACGTGTTCAAAATAAAAGTTTGATGTATAGTTAATTTGCTGAAACTATCTTTTAATATTATAATGCAAATGTATAAACTATTTTTAACATATGCAAGTTTTTTTATTTTTTTTTCACTTTCTTCCTTTAACCCACCCTTCGTTTAGGTATGAATCTAAGTCTTCTTTTTTAATCTTCTTGTTAGCCCCATCTTTGGTTATCCAACATGTACCATACTGTGAGTTTTTTTCACCAATACCAGTACCTTTCCTAATTTCACATAATAACTCTTTGGTTTCATCAGAATGTTTTTTACCAGTCCAATCAAGATATTTTAACATTTTACCTCGATAAATTGAATCACCCCAACGTTCTTTAGGACTTAATCTATCTAGATTTTGTTTTCTATATTCTAAATCATTTTTCATTTTATCAGCATGTATACCACCATTTATCTTACCATACATTTTACTAATTGTTTCATAATGCTCGATGCTGACATAACCACCTTTACCACCACCCATTAAATTCATACAATTAGTGTCTTTAATCATATCTGGCGTGATTGCTTTCTTTTCAGCTTCAATCAATAATTCACGTGTATCAAAGAACTCTAGTATTTCTTTAACATGGTTTTCTTTACCATGTTTCCTTATACTTCGTCTTAATCTTTTTCCACTTCCCATATAACCATCGTCTAGGTTACATGTGCTGTGCATGCCTATATAATATCTATTTGTAATTAAACAAGTAGTTTTATATAGGTAATGTATGTGTTTTTCTTTCCTTGCCATATATTCTTTTTATATAAATATACGGCAAGGTACAAAAAAGTCAAG